CGATTTGGATGTGTTTATGAGGCTGACGTTTGCGCGGACGGCTGACGGTGACTTCCTGACGTACAGGACGGCGGAAAGCGGTGTAAACCGCAGGCCCGCGACGCCTGCTGTTCGCAAGGGCGTTTTCGACGCCGCTGTTCCGGTTGGTAGCCGTTTCAGGGGCGGGGATGTCGTTTATATCGTCCGCGAGCATATTGGCGGGCAGGAGTACCGTCTGGAAGCCGAGACTCCCGGTGCTATCGGGAATGTGTATTTTGGCAGTCTGCTTCCCATCGAATACATTGAAGGGCTGACGACGGCAACGCTGGCCGACGTGCTGATTCCCGGCGAAGATGAGGAATCCGACGAGGCGCTGTACCAGCGCTATCTGGAAGAAATCAACGCGACGCGGTACGGCGGCAACGTGGATCAATACCGTGAATGGATTAGCGCGATACCGGGCGTTGGCCGGTTCCGTGTTCAGCCGTTGTGGAGTGGCCGGGGCACGGTGCGTGCTGTCATCACGGACGCGGACAATATGCCGCCGTCGCCTGAACTGGTGGAGCTGGTGCAGAACACACTTGACCCATATCAGGACGGTAATGGAACGGGATTGGTGCCAATCGGACATATCTTCACGGCTGTTGGCGCTACGCCCGTAACTGTAAACGTCGTGATGACAGTTCTGCTGGAGGACGGATATGGGCCGTCTGACATCGAGCAGGAAGTCGAACAGATCATCAACTGGTACTTCTCTGAGATAAACTTCGAGGACCCTGATTTCGTGCAGACGACGATCCGGCAGTCCGTGATCCTTAGCCGCCTGATTGGGATTGCGGTGGTGCGAGATATTCTGTCGCTGACGCTGAACGGCGTGGACGGAAATATCGTGATGGAGCCTGACGAGGTGGCCCAGCTCGGGACGGTGACGATCAATGTCGCTGTTTGAGTGGGTCGAGGAAACCGGTGATTATCTCGGGTATCTTCCGCCCGTTCTGCAAAATGTCCGCGAGTTTCAGGAGATTGCGAAGGCTGTCAACCCTGAGATTGTGACGTTGAAACAGACGATTAACAAAGTGCTGAATGAGCAGTTCGTTTTGGGTGCCGAAGATACGCTGGCATGGCGCGAGCAGGAGTTCGGCATTACAGCAAGTAACGACGAAACGGTAACGTTCCGCCGGGAGCGTCTAGTCGAACGGAAAAGCCGGAAGCCGCCAATTACGTTGCGAACGTTGCGTGATCGGCTGAATGCCTATGTCGGTACGACAGAAGCGGTAATCGAACTTGTTCCCGGCGAATATGCGTTCACGATCAGTATTCCGGCTGTGGACGGATACAAATTCCGCGATATTCAGCAAATGGTCGAAGCGCTTAAACCGGCGAATATGGAATATATTCAATATCCGTTCTCGGTAGAGCGAGTTCGCGTTCGAGAGACGAGCCGAGAGGTCAAAATCGCATATGCGCGGGCCGGGTTGGCTTTGGCTGGACTTTCGACGGTCGGCGAGATTATCGCTGATCGTGTGATTTACCAAAGGTAGGTGATTCTGTTGGCAGTTTCGGATTTTTATAAAGGCCAGCTTGTAAACGTGACTGACGGCCTGCTGGCAAAGGCGCTGATTAACCAGACGACCGAACTTACAGAAATGGATGTCACGAAATATTCGGACAGTATCACGGTCGAACTGATCCTTCCGCATGATATGATCGTGACGCGGATCGACTTTCTGGACGCGGACGATAACATCATTACGACGATTGCCGGAATTGAAATCGACACGTCTGTTACGACCGTGTTCAGTCACAACATTCAATTCGTTCAAGGGGGTGCGTAATGGTGGACTTTCAGAAAAAGGACTGGCAGTTCCGGGATATCATCAGCGAGAATGAACTGAACCGGATGGAAGACGGCATCGAGGAAGGGATCACGAAGGCGGAGCAGGCCCAACAGATCGCGAATGAGGCAAAAAATACTGCGGATGCCGCGCAGTCTGATCTCGCTGAGCACGTCTCCGCCACCACCGGCGTCCACGGCGCCACGAGCGCGGCCACGCCGAATACGATTGTGCAGCGGGATGCGCAAGGCCGGATCAAGGCCGCTGCGCCAGCGGCGAGTGATGACGTGGCGCGGAAGGCGGAAGTGGATGGGAAGGTTTCCAAGTCAGGCGACACAATGACGGGGCTCTTGACCGCTTTGGGCGGCATTGACCTTGAAGTGCCCTCTTCGCCGACCGGGAAGGTCGGCAGGATGCACGCGAACGGTATCACGAAGCAGATATATTATCACGACGGCACGGATTGGCGCGAGGTGTGGAACCACGGGAACAACCCAATTAGTGCTTCTTTTAATGGCTATCTAAAACTGGCAAACGGACTGATTATTCAGTGGGGTTTTCTGACTGACGTGCCAAGTTATACACCTATCAATGTTGTGTTCCCTATTACATTCCCGAATGTATGCTTTAATGCTGTTGCAACTTTAGATAGCACATCAGATAACGTTGCACCATTTATCATGAATAGTGTATCTCCATCAGGATTTATTGCAACGCATACTGCGTCAACTGGGATTATAAGATGGATTGCGATTGGAGGGTGAGTAAATTGAGCGAAGCGAAACAACCGCAATATTATGTCGACTTTGACCAGTCCGGCAATATCGCCGGTTTTTATGTTGACACAATCCACGTTGACATCCCAGCGAGCGCCGTCCCGATCACGGTCGAACAGTGGCAGGCATACGCTGCCGCGCCCCACCGGTACAAGCTGGACGGCGAGACGATCCGGGAGAAGACGCCGGAGGAAATCGAAGCGGAACGAGCATCTCGACCACCGGGACCGAAATCTCGCATGGAACTGCTGGAAGAAGAAAACGCCCTGCTCACGCTCGAACTCGCCCAGACGCAAATTCGGCTCGAACAAGCGGAACAGGAACAGGCTGCTTTGCTTCTGATGCTCGTACAGGAAGGGGTGATCTGAGACATGGACTGGTTTTCGATCGTAAAACGCCACTATGATGCCGGCCGCTACGACGCCGACGACGTCGCCGTGTTTGTGCAGGCCGGCAAGATCACGCCGGAGCAATATCAAACCATCACAGGATCGGAATATCCGGGCTCCGCATAAGCGGGACCTATTATGTTGGAGAGGAGCGGTGCAAATGGAAACATTGACGATCACGGCGGCAATTTCAGCCGCCGCGGCAATCAGCGGCATCGTGCTCGGATGGCTCGGGCGGTCGCGAACCGTGCGTCAGGACGGCGCGGAGGACGGCGAGCTGCGGGCCAGCGTGAACTATATCCGGCAGGCAGTAGATGAGATGCGTGTAGAGATGCGCAGTCAGAGCCAGCGGTATGACATGCTGGCCGAGCGCGTCACCCGGGTCGAGGAGAGCGCGAAGCAGGCACATCGGCGGATTGACCGCCTTGATAATGAGGGGAGAGGATGACCAATGTTTACGAAAGAATGGCTCCGCGCGGCGACGATCCGCGCAATCAAAACGGCCGCACAGACGGCCATCGCCACCATCGGCACGACGGCTGTGATCTATGACGTGGACTGGCGGCTTGTGGGGAGCACGGTTGCATTGGCGACGCTGCTGTCGTACCTGACCAGTTTGGCCGGATTGCCGGAGGTCGAGAAGGGCAGCGGTGAGGACGCATGAAAATCGCAATTGACGCCGGGCACGGGCCGGAGACGCCGGGCAAGCGCACGCCGGACGGCTCGCTCCGGGAATATCAGTTTAACAGCGCCGTCGCCCGATACGTAGCTGACATGCTCCTGCATGGATATGAGGGCGTCGAAATCCTGCTGACGCACGCGGACGACCGCGACGTGCCACTCCGGGAGCGCACCGACCGTGCGAATGCGTGGAAGGCTGACCTGTTTGTGTCGATCCACGCGAATGCCGCCGGGGAAGGCTGGAGCGCGGCACAGGGCATCGAGACGTATGTGTACGATACGAGGCCGCCGACTGCCGTGGCTCTTGCCAACGCTGTACAGCGAAACCTGATCCGCATGACTGGCCGCCCGGATCGCGGCGTGAAGTCGGCGAATTTCCACGTCCTGCGCGAGACGAAGATGACCGCGATCCTCGTCGAGTGTGGATTTATGACCAACCGGGATGAGTGCGAGCTGCTCAAGAGCGACGAATACCGCCGCAAGTGCGCCGCGGCGATTGTATCCGGGATTGTCACGACATACGGGTTGCAACAAAAAATGAAGGCGCCGGTCGATGACGTATCCGACTGGGCTCGAGAAGCCCGCGATTGGGCTGTCAGCCGCAATATCACGGACGGTACACGTCCGAAAGATACTGTGACGCGCGAGGAGCTCTGGACGATGCTGTATCGGGCAATAGGCAAGAAATAACGAAACCCGCTCGGCCTAGTGGCTGGGCGGGTATTTTTTTTTCATATTCTGATCTTTACTACTTTACA